TTATTTATCTTCATACCACCAACCTTTACGATCTAGGTATTCTTTCATACCTTTAAGTTGTGCATCTGAAGTCGGTTTGGAAATAAAATAAGTTAACCCATCCGATTGTAAGATAAAATCAGCTGTCATTTTAAGTGACGTTAATGCTCCCATAACATCAGGGGTTTCATACGGTGAGAAAGCCCCTGATTGGATGATATTTTGTTTTGTTGGTGAAGTAGTCGCCACATTCCCATTCTTAACCTTCTGAATGAATGCTCCCCATCTTCCCTCAGCTAACATTCTATGCGGACAATATTTACCTGACCAAGATTGATGAGTTCGAACATTTTCAATCGGAATATTGTACATAGACATAAGTTGTCGTACAACATCAACAGCATTATCCTCAGCTTTATAGTATCTATCTCCTCCTGATTTTGAATAACAGATTTCTACAGAAATGGATTCACGATTCCCCGAACCATTGCCGTCTCCGCAAGCCCATGCATTACGTTCCAACGGAATACCTTGAATCGCTTTCTTGTCATCTACTGCAATATGAAACGACACCTCATTATTGTTACTAATCATGTAACTCACTTCATTTTCAGCTGGAGCATCATTATAAGTGTTGTGAACAGTGATATATTTAGGCTTCATTGTATACGGACACTTTGTACCATACTTACTTGGATCAACTAATTTTTTTTGGATTTCCATTACTGAACATCTCCTTTTTTATCCATTTGTTTTTGTTTACCACCTAAAATTTCAACTGCATTTGTCAAAGCTTGTGGAAGCGGAACCCCCATACGGCCAGCATTTTCTAAAAGTGAAAGTAACTCATTTCCGATGAAGAAAAAGATTGTCGCTTCACGAATAGCACTGTTGCTTCCAAGTGCCGAGTCTAGTTGTGCGGCCGCTCCGACCAAAAGAAAAAGCACCACCTTTTTGGCGATGCCTTTGAAACCCACTTTACTTTTTAACTCTCCGTTATACCCTGCTGCAATCATGCCAGTTAAATAATCGATAACTGCCATCGTCACTAAGATTTTCAATGTTGCATCCCATCCTCCTAAGAAATACCCACAGAAGCCACCAAACGTAGCTATAAATGCTTTCAGTAATACATCAATACGATCCATCTTTTCCTCTCCTTTTTTCATTTATCCATAGCAAACTAAAACATAAAATCGTATATACCAACCAAACTCCATAGTATTTGCTTAAATGCTGGAGTGGTGTAAGATTAACCAAATCATAAAAAAATTGATCTACCATCATTTCCTTCCCTTTATAAAAGCCGTATTTTGTGCAAAATAAAAAACAGCTTATAGCTGCTCTGGTTTCTTATCAATTAATTGTTGTAATAACTCTTCTAATTGGGTTATCCGATTTTCTTGACTAGCTACTTGTGATTTTAGATTTGCAACTTCTACCTCTTGTTCCTGTACTGTTGCATCAACTTCTTGCAAACCTTTCATTGCAATGGATGCGTATGAATACAAGTGAATTCCTTTCCCACTTTCATCCACAAACATTTTATCGCATTCATCTACAATTACACCGTAGTATGTTTTAATATCTTCTGTTGTCAAAGGTTGATCACTAAGGTTTTTCTCTTCTCTCATCCGGTATAGTTCGTTTACTGCATTCTTATAATTAAATTGTCTAATTCTAAGATTTCTAATTTTTTCTAAGGCTGCAAAAGATACATCACGGATGTTAGATTTATACTCCCGTAGTGAAGGGCTCATGAAATTACCTTGAACAGACCCCCAACCATTTTGAGTAACAGAGGATTTCAATTGAATAACTCCTGTATATCCAGCTGCACGGCTATTACGTATAGTTACATTAGGCATTCTTAAATCAGAATCTGTACCATTATCTTCAACGACTAACGAAGTTTGATATAACCCAACTTTTCCTCGTCTGAAATACCAACTCCCATTCCCTGCATAAAACACATGGTAATCATTAGCGTTTAGAACACTTAGACCGTTTCTTTGCAACTCCCAATACACAGATTTTTGGACTGCACCATCAACTATGCCATCGCTAATACCAATGTTCGCATAAGCCCCTGACCATCCTGCACCTGCTTGAGACATAAATAAAGCGCCTGCTGGAGCATTAGTCTTTTCATCTGTTCCTAAAATAAAAGTTGGTTGTACTGAACCATCTGTTCTTCTGTAATGTCCTAGAAATGATCTAGCAACCCCTTTTTCATAGAGGCGTATAAATTGGTCATCTAAGCTTACGTAGTTATCTGTATTTGATGTTCTAATTTGACAACCACTTAGTATTCCCGCTTTAATCCACTCAGCATTAACTTTACCAACTAAATCTATTCGTGCAGCATTTAACTTAATGTTTTCTTTACTCATGTTAAAGGCTGCGATTACATCATTTTCTTTTACAGATATGCTAACGCCCTTTTCTGTTATTTGAAGGCGCGACTCCATATCCCTTACATAGGAATCTGTAGCAAATTGCCCATCTGCTTGCGTCTTCGTATATACTTCTGTCTTTTTTGCCGCTGCATTGATACCCTGTTCATTAATAATAAAACGGTTATCAATCAGAGTCATTTTTTGATTAAATTGCTCAGTTGCCAGTTTATTAGCTAATTCCCCCAATAAATCTTGTTTATTTTTATCAACTGTTTGTTTCAGCTCAGGTATCTTAAACCCAGCAACATAATTTTCTACTTGTTTAAGCTCAACTTTCGCGCCGATTGCTGTTGCCTGTTGTTCAAGTTTTGTATTTGCTTCAGTAAGCTTCTTTCCTTGATCTGATACTACATTGTTTAAATTACTGACTGTGGAAGATAATCCGCTTGCTGTTTGTTCTACTGTAGTCATGCGCTTTTCGAATCCAACTTGGCTATTTTGAACATTTGTTACAGTAGTTTTTACACCATCCACACTTTTTTCAATCTCGGTTGTTTTCTTTGTGAATTCATCAGTTGTTACTTGGTCTTCGTTAGCTAACTTGAACGATGATGGTTTATTGCTTATTTCAATTTGAGAGTTTTTTATTTTCACAGTACCTGAAGCTGAACGTAAAAAGATTTGCAACCTCATAAATTTTATTTCTTTATCTTCTATTACTTGGGATACCTTCCCATATCTCTTATATCTATTCGTCCCTTCTGGAACAATTTTTCCATAGCAAGCTTCAAACCATGATGTTTTCCCATCAGCATATTCCACTCTTAATTCAATTCCTACACTATTGTTGCTTGCTGTTCCATGTTTTAAATTAGTTGTTTCAGCATCGAAACTTAAATAAACTTGTTTCCCCCTAAAGTCGTTGTATGCATCTTTAGAAATATCAAGTGCATCGCCTTTACTATCAGTTTCATTCATATTTGTAAATATAAATTCTTGATTTCCTTTTAATACATAGTTACGAACACCGATGTTAATATTTTTAACATTACTTTCTACACTCTCTAGCTTTTCACTGATTTTCCCTGCTTGCTCTTTAATTTCAGTAGTTGTTTTCTTAAGTGAATTTGTATCAGCCTTTATATCAGAAATCGTCTTCTTGGTGCCTTCCACATTAGACTCAACCGTATTTAATTTACTGCTAATTTCAGTATCTTTTTTCGTTAACGACTCAATAGAAGTTTTAAATCCACTTGAATCTTGTTCGAACTTAGTTACCTTCTTATCAATTTCACCTTGTTTATTTTGTACATCTGAAATCGTACGACTAACACCTTGTAAACTTTCCTTCACTTCATTTACTTGTCCTGTTGCTTGATTTTGCGCTTCCTGGATCTTTTTATTTAGCTCGTTTTTTGTGGACTCAATATCTTTACTTACTTGGTCTAGGGTTTCTTTTTTTACTGATTCTACATCTGGTACAACCGATTCCCACGCTGCGCCTGTCCATATCTTCAAAATACCGGGTTTTCCATTGCTGATATCACGCCAAAGTGTTTTAAAAGGTTTAAGACCTGTTGTTGGTGGACTCTTGGATTCTATAATTTCAACGGTATTATTTTTAATATTCTCTTGTACTTTTTCAGCTAGTGTTTTTGCTGCTTCTGATTCTTTCTTTGCATTACTAGCGGTTTCATTCGCTTCTTTCACTAGCTGATCTAACTGATTTATCATTTCTTGCTTATTACCTAGTGAACCAAGGATACGGTTGTAAATCTTTCGTAATTCTTCATTTGGATCAACAATTTCATGGTAATCCCCAAATCCATATTTATCTTGTAATGGATTTTTAAATGATTCATCACCAACAATTGCTCTTGCTTCCAAATAAAGTTTAGGTGTAAATCCAGTATCTTTAATTCGAATCGTATCGCCCTCAATGATTAATTCATGATTTAGTCCGAATACGCGACCGATTGATTGTGCTTCAACTTCATAAAAAACAGAAGAATTTACACGCTTTTTTAACTCTGTATTCATAAGAGTCATTAAACGTTTTGCATCCATATCTTCGTTTTCTGTTTCTGGACTATAGAAACCAAACTTATGTTGTCCTTTTTCATTCCACCTTTGAAATGCATCATTGTCCACAAGATACGGAACACCATTGTTTATTTCTGTAATAGTAACGAATCCTTCTCCTTCTTTTTTTTCGAAACCTAGTAAGGCTGTACAAATATTTTGAGAGTTTTCAATTCGTTTAATCCCTAGCAAGTCTTTACCAAGAGTTATTTCTTTCCCTGTTTCTTGACCACGCTTCTTAACCATATCTATATAACGTCCAACAATTTGAGAGCCTACAACTTCAGCACGATATTGAATTTCTAACTCAAACAAAGAAGCAATTTTCTTAAGAAAAGACAACGGATCAATAAATTCATCGATCGTCATGGAACGGAAACTAGCATATTCTAAATTCCCTTTTTGCCACTTTGTACCCGCAAGAGCGATATCCATCATTTCAATTACGGTTTTACCTTCTAGTTTTTGCGGTGGAATAATTCCGGCTTTAGCAAGTTGAATCCATTCACCAGATGCATAAGCGATTACTGATCTATCATCAGAATTCTTTTCAATTTCAGTAATTACATAAGGAACGATACGACCATCGCGCACTTCTTTTAGCACTAAATTTTGTTGCATAAGCGTGGATGAATGCCTTGTATTATCAAATACTCGAAATTCTAATGTATCGATGTTATTTTTAATTTCCCAATGTCTTTTATCATCCCAATAATCTGTAGGCTGAATAGATGCTATAATTTGTTCTGTTTTAAAATCAACAACATGCAATTCACCACTTGGTGTTCTCATCTATATCTCTCCCTGTAACTGATTGTAGCTGTAACATCTGGTGGCATAATATCCATACGATTATCTCCACGTATGATCTTAGGGAACTCACTAAATATATCTTTAATATTAATAGCATCTTTTCCGTTAATCGTAACAAGGCTTCTTTCTGTATCGATAATTACTTTATCTCCTGCATCGAAAATATAAGGTTTTGTATTAGAAGGGACTTTGTTTACCTTCCAAATCTTTAAATCATCAATTTGCATTTCGTTAACAGGCTGGTGATTATCCCACTTACAAATCGCAATCATAACTTGTGCAATTTTTCGGTTTGTCATTGGATTACTGTTGTCAACATCGTTCCATTGTTCAACTAGGGATGCTCCGTCTATCTCTTTACCATCTATAAATTTAGCTACATATACAGACCATTTTGTCCCTCTTCTAGCAATACGCAGGCGTCCTCGAAATTGATTGAAAGTAGATAAGTAATAGCCACTTGTATCTACTAATTTCCGAATGCTATTAGGCGTTCCGCTATTCCCGATTTTCATATGTGCTTTTGTAATTTCTGCCGTTACGTATAAATCATTCATGTTAATACGAGCTACCAGATTACTTGCCTCATCCAATAAGAGGACTTCACAACGCCCCATTTCATCAATGTTTTTGGACTTTAAAGTCATCCATGCTTCCATTTCAAAATCTTGTAATGAACCACCTGGAATACTTTTCTTAGCTATTGCACCGTAAAATCCTTTCCCTTCTCCGTACTCTTCACAATATAGCGCGTAACCACCTTTTGATTTAAAACTACCTGTCCCTTTCATATCATCAAATTGTCCAGTAACAGGAGTCCAGCCTATAGGTGAAGCCATTTCATCCCATAACACACGCTCACGCTCTTGTACCGTTGTTTCCTCCACAGTTAGGGGATAACCAATGCGGAAATAATTTCGTTCTAAAGGATATTTACCAAACCATACATCTAAGAAAGTGCTTGGTTTTTTTACAGTCATTTCAATTAATGCTGGAGCTTCTACACTACCTTTATTTGTGAAATAGGAAGTAGTCTCAGTAGACCAACTTTGTACAAATGGATGAGTTTGTACTTTTCCTAATTTATATGGCATCGGACAAATAAATTTAATTGTACCGATACCGAGTGTTACAAATTCATCTGGATCAAAGCTATCATCTACAACAGCTAAATATGTTCTATTTGGTTCTACATCAAAAGTAAGTTCTACTTCTTGATCTGTAATTAACCAATCCGCAATTTCTTCTTTTATGAGTTCTAAATCAGATCCATCAGGAACGATAATTCCTACAGGAATAGATAAAACACGCATTTCTGTTTGTGTGTTTAATAGTCTTGCACCTGGATATCCTGGTACACTTAGAAAATTACGTTTCAATGGTGCCCAAGTCGGTCTTTTCCACCCTTTTGCGATTTGGACAAAGTCTTTTCGTTCGTTATTAAATGTAAAAGAACTCATGCTGACACCTCATTTCTTTATATAATAAAAAAAACCCAAACCTAAAAGGCTGAGTTTCTTTGTTCTTCTCTTTCTTGATATTCTTTCGTATATCGATAAGTACCACGCGCCACATCTCGTCCCTCTAAAACAACAGGAACTTCAACAACTAAATCGCCACCAAGCATTGGAAGTGTTCCACCGTCAGATGTTCCTGGAGAGTAATTAAATACTTGATTTGATACGCTGCTTGTCATAGCTTGTCTACTATTTGACATACTTCCATACACACCACTCATGACAGTCTTTAATCCTGATAATTGACTTACAGAACTAGCCATCATACGGCTCATATCACTCATTAATTGATTGATTTCACCAGGCATAGCAAATTGTTCACGCTGCATGGTTGCTGCAATTCCTGCCCCAATATCACCAAGTGTCTTTTTATTAAGCGGAAGCACCGCTTCGTCCCCAGCTTCGCCCGCTGCTTGATAACGTCCATTATTCATTCCGAATATAGTTGGCTTAGTGAAAATACCACCCTTGGCGCGCCAATCTATATTGAGTCCAGAAGGAAATGTAATATCTTTACCTAAAACATTTTTAGTGCTAGTTTGTAAACTGAAATGTGGAAGAGGTGGCATTTCAGGTTTAGGAATTTTTAATTTTAAATCACTAAAGAATCCTTTGATTTTATCAATGAATCCCTTTACTCCATCAACCGCATCCCTTATTGGATCCATAATAAATCTTTTTGCAGCTTCAAATTTTTCTTGTGCTGCATTCTTCACTGCATCAAATTTTTCTCTAGCTGAATTATATAAATCAGTAAATTTTTGTTTGGTCTGATTGTAAGCATCTGTTACTGGTTGAATAACATTTTGCTTTACTGAATTCCAAGCTGAAAGTGTATAGGATTTTATAGATTCCCAATTTGATAATATCCAATTAGCTAAATCAGCAAGCTTTTGCTTGGTTGTATTCCACAATTCTTGAACTGGCTGAATAACGTACTGTTTTACTAAGTTCCAAGCCATAAGAGTATACGATTTGGCAAGTTCCCACTGTGAACTTAACCAAGAAATCAAATCACTAAATTTCTCTTTCACTAAACTCCAAGCTTCCTGTACAGGCTGGGTAATATATTGTTTAAATAATCCCCATGCAACTTGCGCCACAGCTTTTGCAATTTCCCACTGTGTACCGAGCCATGTGACTAATTCACCTATCTTTGAGCTTACCCAATCATAAGCTTGTTGAATTGGTTGAATGATATATTGTGAAATGGCTGCCCACGCAATTTGTACCCCTGCTTGTATTAATAGCCATCCAGCCTGTAGTACTGTTGAAATTAATGAAATGATTGGATCTAAAACAGTAACAATGGTATTCCAAGTTTCTTGCCAAGCTTGTACGAGTGTCCCCCACAATTCTGAAGCTGTTGTAACTAAAGAAGTCCACCAAGAAGACGCTGTTTCCACAATACCTGACCACAAACTACTAAAGAATTCACCTATAGGATCAAAGAAACTATGCATCATTTCAGTGAATGAAGCCCAAGCACCTGAAAAGAATTCAACAATAGAATTCCATGTACTACTACATATTTCGCCTATCCCTGTCCATAAATCACTAAAAAATTGCCCTATTGGTTCAAAGAATGCATGCATTGTTTCTAAGAAAGAACTCCAAGCTTCACTAGAAGATTGAACTATCCCATCCCAAAGCTCTATTAAATATTCTTTAATAGAATTCCATGTTTCTATTGTCCAATTTTTAATATCATCCCAATTTTTATAAATGGCAATTCCTAGAGCAACTATAGCCGCTATAATAAGGGGAACAACAGCAACTATCAATGATGCTAATCCTGCTCCAATACTAAAAATACTCATGACCGCCATCACTATAGGCGCAAGTGCCATAATTGCACCTGAGATTACACCAATAGCCATTGCAACAGCTGTTAATGTGGCTGCTAACTTTGGATTGTTTGAAACCCATTCAGCTATTTTAGAAATGACATCCGCTATGACACTAAGAACTGGCTTCAGCGCAACTTGTAAATCTTGCATCGCTTTTTGAAATTTAACTGCTGGGTTTGCATCCATTTTCTTTATAGATTCATTTAGATTTTTTTGGTTCTTATCAAAATCTATAACCTTTTCTTTTGCTCCTAGCAATGTATTAATGATATTTTGCCCTTGATCTTCATACATTGTTCCGAAAAACTTAACCCCTAATTCATTACGTTTTGTTTCATCTTCAACCTCTGATAAAGCTTGTGCAATTTCCGTCATAGCTGCCGATCCATCTTTACCACCTTTAGCTACTGCCTGACCCCATTTTTCAACTTGTTCCGCTGAAATCTTTGTACCTTCAAGTGATTCTTTCATAGCTTTATCGACACCTTGACCGAACTCAGCCGCTTTAATACGCCCTTCTTTCAATCCGTCCAAGAGGTTATCAATATTCCAGGTTCCTGTTTCAACCCCAGCCTCCATAATCGCTTGGACTTCTTCAGCATTGTACCCTGCGCGAGTTAGTTGTCCACCGTATTCAGCAATAATGTCTAATTGTTCTGGTGGGAATCCTATTTTAAGTAAAGCGTCCGTCATACCAAGAGCGCCTTCTTGCGATATACCTAATTCATTACCTATTTCATTCACTTCTTGAACTAATTCGGTAAAATCTATACCTTCATATGACTGAGAAATTGCGGCTGCGCCTTTTACAATTGCTGCATTCGCTTCATCGCTTACACCTTTATTTAAAGCCCATTGTCGACGCACACCTGCAAGTGACTCTTCAGCGTCTAACCCATAAGCAGTTATACCCCTAATAGCTTCTTCAACTGATTTTTTTGATGAATCTGGAACATCAAAAGCAATATCAATTTTCGCTTGTAGCTTTGACATATCCAATGATTTTTCAATAGCGGCTGAAATACCACCACCAGCTGCTAACCCACCAATAACATTTTCTAACCCTATTTTTAAACCTTCAAACTTCTTCTCCGTTCTTCCGGCTTCTTGTTGTAAATCTCTTAATTCATTTCGAACTTGCTGGATTGAATTACCATCATCCACAGATCGTAGAGCACGTTGTAATTTTTCAATATCTGCTTCTGTTCCTAATGCTTCTCGTCCGATAATCCCAATTGCTTGTTCTAATTGCCGACTTGTAGCTGTTCCGCTTTTAATTGCATTCACAAGACGATTTCCTAATGCTCCTGCAAAATCATCAACGCTTTTCCCAGTAGCGCTAAACAATGTTTCTAATTGTCGGGTGGAGCTGGCTACATTATCTTGTTCAGCCTTCATGTTTCCAAGCTTATTTTTTAGACCATTAAGCGATCCTTCTGTAAATTCAATTTCACGCCTGAATGCACGGTATTGTTCTTCGGAAATTTTACCATTTTGAAATTGTTCTTGGACTTGTTGCTCCGCTGCCTTTAATTTATCTAACTTTTGTGTGGTGTTTTCAATTTGCTGAGTCAGTAACTTTTGTTTTTGAGCTAATGCTTCCACATTACCAGGATTGAATTTTAAAAGACGTTCTACATCTTTTAGTTCTTGGGCCAAGTTGTCACTCTGCTTATTAACATCTTTTAGAGCATTTTGTAATGGTTGAGTGTTTCCGGAAATTTCAATCGTGATTCCTTTAATTCTTCCTGCCATTTTCTCACCCCTTTCTTAGAATGAATCGAAGTCTTTTTGATTTGCTTTTCTAACTTTTTCTTTATCCGGATTCTCCATTTCAGCAAATTCAGCAATATAGTCAAAACAATCACCGATTGTCATATCTTCTAAATCCCATCTTGTTAATTTCGCTTTATAACAAAGAGCAAGGAACGTATCGGATGTTAATTCTTCATCACCGAAAGTCCCTTGCTCTTTATCATTTTCTGTTATTTTTTTTTTGCTCCCATAGTAACTTGGATTAAATCCATAATTTCTGGCATTATTTCTTCAATAGGGAACTCTTCAAAACCATCTAGCCACACCATAGGATCAGGAATACTTTGATCCGCTGTTTTAGCGAATAACCAAGTTAAATCATAAATAAGTTCAAAATCCACATTACTTAAATCAACATTAGACATATCGATAGGTTGTTGCGTACCATCCGATGAAGTTAATGCGCTAATTGCTCCTAATCCCATCAAGTCTGCAAATAAATTACGTCTAAATTGAGCCTTATAACGTTTGACTGTTGCTGCTGTACTTTTAAGTCGGACTTGTTTTCCGTCTATTGTGATTGTCTTTTCCATTTACTTACGCTCCTTTTGGTGCTGCTGGCTTTTTAACGTACACTTCTTTGTACCAATTATCATAAATAGCTTGAGCTGTTTTAGATGTTGTTTTTGTTTTAACCATAGGTCTTCCACCAGGAGCTAAAACGATTGGACTAGAAACAAACTTCAGTTCATTTGTATTTGGTTCAGCTGAATTTGTTTTTGTTTTAGATGCGATTGTCGGACGACTCGCTGCACAGTTATACATAACGTGTCGAGTTGCATTCACATCGCCATCAAATTCAAATAGTAATGCAAATGATTTTCCTTTGGCATCAGCTAACTCATTTAATACACCGTCTGTTTCATCTAATTGCTCACCTAATGCATCAATAGCGAATTGCTCCGGAATAGTTGCAATAGATAGCGTTCCGTCATAACCTTGGTTATTACTTGCTGCGTAATAAAGCATGTCATCCGCATAGAATTCAATTAAATCACCGCGTGGCTCAAATGTTAGCTCCACCCCACCAGGTAACGGGATTGGCGTACCAAACTTTACTAAAAAATCTTGAACATCAATTGGGACATAATGTACATTCTTCAAACCAAACGTAACTTTATTTTCTTTAGTCATTTATATCAACCTCGTTTCGTATATTTTTTGATACATTTTCTCAGATTCAATAAACGTCCCATACGAATCATAAGGAATCTCATGATCGTCTAGTACGTTTTCAAGTTTTGCTTCTGCAACTAAATCTTTTTTAATTGTATAAAGCTCAATATTTGCATCGTCTATCTTGTGATAAACCTTGTTATCAGCCATTAAATTTGCTGATCCATCCACAAGAATACAAATATAAGGTGGCGCTGGCACTGACTTACCTGGCGTTGCTATGAAATGCGAATAAGCCACAGGATAACCTGTAGCTTCAAGGATTTTTATTAATTCACCTAATGTCATTTTTCAATCGCCTTCTCTATACGTTTTTCATATTCAGTCACCATCCATTCTTCAACAGGACGAATATGAGGCGTTCCAAATACCCTACCACCATTCGCCATAGCATGACCATTCTCGAGTAAATGTGTTAATCTATAATCTGTCCTATTATGAATGAAAGTGCTCTTGCCAATCTTCTTCCTGGTCCACCCTTTTACATATCCGCCTGATCGTATAAGTTTTTTACTCCTAATGTTATTTTTTATTTTTTCAACACCCTCAGCAGTCAACTCATCCGTAATCTGGTCGACATCCTCACTAACTACTTGCGAATACCGCCTTAACTGTCTTGTGATTTCATCTGATAATCTACCAATATCAATATTAGACATCGATTTTCACCTCGAAATCATCCATACTAAACATGCTCCTTTGCGATAATAGTCAATGTTTGATACATTTCATCATCATTCATTGGCGGTTCGATAATGTCAAAGATACGACCCTTCATAGTAATTCGCATTAATTCTGTAATACCTGTTGTATAAGGAATTACAAACCGATAAATTCGTGTAGACTGTGAAGCTGAAGCTTCAATGTACTCCGAACCTTTTACCGTTTTTATCATTGCCCATGCCTTTTTAACTTCTTGCCAATTACCTGTTTCAACTTCTTGATTCAATTCATCTTTTATTACTTCAGGTTGTTCAATGATAATTCGATTTCTACAATCACCTGTATTTAGTGGTTTTTTATACTGAAAGGGACGCATATTAATCACCGTCCAATTTAATTTCTTCTAATGCTTTGTCGATGCCTAAACTATTAATCTGACTTAAAAAATTCTTGTCAAAATACTCTAATGCATCGTTATAAACATAACGAGAGCGTTCAAAGACTAATTCTTTGAACTCCTCGTCATTATTTAAATCATAATCCCCACAAACCCTAAGTAACGCCTTATTAGACGTAGAAAGGATGCGCTTTAGGTTATCATCTTCCTCATCACCTAAGTGCATCCTATCTTTAAATTGCTTTAATATTTCATTCGAAATTACCTTATCCATTCACATCACCCTTGTGTTGGTGGGGTTACTTCTTCAAGTTTCAATGTGTAAACTTGTGAAGTGTATTTATCCTTTGGTTTACCTGTAGCATATTGTTTAGCAATATAAACTGTCGCATCTTCTAAAGCTAATGTTTCTTCATATTTCTTGATTGGCTCTGTTCCGCCCATTGCTGCAACATATTGACCTTTAACAAAGAATAATACTTTTCCTTGAGGTACAAATACTGATTCTGAAGGGATTGGATTGAAAGGCAAGCTGGTTACATAAACTCCAGCCGCATTTAAAGTTGTTGCATTCGCTTGGATATCAAAAGTATCAAATGGATTAGTTACCATAACAACTTTACCAGCGATATTTTTTGGTCGATCTGCATCTGAACCATCAGCGTTTAGCTTTTTAGCCAATAATTTAACAACGCCTTTTAATTCATTGATTGTTTTGCGACCTGGTTCAAACGTTAAAGTTCCTACTGGCTTTTTATCTGGGTATACTCCGCCAACAACACTTCCACTTGGATCTTTTAATAACCCGATAGGTTCATTTTTACCAGTACCAGCCACAAATCCACGTTCTAAACCTACTTTCATTGCTTCTGTAATCATTGTACGAACATAACGTTCTACCCATACAGGCCCAAGTTTCAGCATGTCATTTGCTAATGGAATAAATGCTGTTAATTTAAGTTGTGAAATGCTATCTTTACGGAATGTAGCATTTAATTGCCCTTTAATCCCATCAAATAACGGCCCCCATACCGCTGCGCCTTCTGGATCTCCGTAAATAAATTCTGTTACAGCCCCTAAATTCTCTAAACCAATATGTTGTAAGAAAGGATGATCTTCAACTAAATCATCAAAGATTCGTTCCTGAGTCGTTTTTGGCAATGTTTCAGTGGACTTAAAGCCACCTTCCTCCACAACTGCATTAAAGAATTTCATTTCCTCACTTGTTAATACATTCGCACCGCGAGATTGCATAATTGAACGATCTACCATTGATTCATTTACTTGATTTAAAATATCTGAACGAACATCTGTAGCAAGTGCCTCAATCATGGAGTTTAACGCTACTGATTGCTCTTCTGCTGTACCTTCCTGTGTTGCTTTCGCAAAAGCTAGTTTTTTCTCTTCAAAATTATTAAACTTAATCACCATATTTTATTTTCCTCCTAAAGATAAAAAGAGCGTACCCAGATTCTGTTTCGGTTTAACAGGATCTTGAATAGGCTCTTTTGGATTTGAATTCGTCTGTAAATCATTCAGAATTTCATTTTTCAATTCTGATAAAGCTGCGTTTAAATCTTCTTTTGTAATTCCTTGTGATTTATCCTTGCTCAGTGTTCCGTTTCTAAAACCATCGATTACTTTTTGCGGAATCATAGAAGAGTTGGCACTTGAAGCTGTCATTTTAACTGTATTCTCCATAAACATGATTTCATCCGCAAAGTTATGTTCTAATGCTTGTTGTGGACCCATCCAAGTTTCTTCAGCCATCATATTAAGTAGTTCTTCTTCTGATTTACCACTTTTAATGACGTAGGCATTCACAATTGCTCGATCTGTTATTTTCAACATCTCGGCCGCCTTTTCCATGTCACGATGATCTCCACCATGCCACTTAGCGGCGTTGTGAATCATAATTTTTGCTGTTGGAGAAATACGAACTTTATCACCAGCCATAGCGATTACAGAAGCCGCACTTGCCGCTAAGCCGACAATTTGAACTTCTACATGCCCAGAATAATTTTTTAATGCTGTGTAAATTTCTGAACCCTCATCTACATAGCCACCAGGACTATTAATTGATACAATTAAATCCTCATTATTTGCGTTATCAAGTTGTTTTGCAATCTTACCTGGGCTTGTAGCATCCATTTCAAACCAATCATAAATCCAAGCCTCATCATTAGAAATAATTGGGCCTTTTACGTCAATTTTCACCGTCATTTTCTTTCTCACCTCCTTCGGATTCATCTAATTTTTGGTAGTTCTTCGTAATATGATGGATATTGAGATTTGGATCATCTGACTCTTCATAATCTACTTCTGAACGAATTTCATTTCCTGTAAATGCACTTGAAGAAATGAGTTTATCAATACTTGTCGCAAGATCAAATATACTTTGATAAGAAACAGCCTTAACCTCAATTTTTCGTCCTAAAAGATATTCACTCATTTCAAAGAATTTAACGTTCGCTTCATCAGATAGCTTTTTTAATAATGGTCGTACTGTGAAAAGCATATAATTTTTCGTTTGCTTTTCTACATCAGCCATTTCTCCATATATCAGAGCTATAGGAATACCAATTGCCATAGCTACTTGATTCAAGAAACCATTTGTTACTTTATTGATTTCTTCCACACTTGGACCATTTGCAACACCATTGTATATCTCGTTATAATTAATACCTTTTTGCTGTGGAACAATAGCTATATCTTTCGAACCGATTGACTTATACATATTGTCTATAAACTCTTGTAACTTTGCTATTTGTTCCTCAGTTTTAGCACCAATCATATCCATATCAACCGTGCCACGAACTTGATTCTTACGTTTCTGTGAGTTTAATATCCTACCAAATAAATCACCGTAATCTGCAAATAATCCATCAATAAGTGGAGATAATTTATCATTTCGATACTTCAAATGAATAACTTCGCTTTGCTTAAAACTTCTCTTAAACGTATAATCTTTTACCCTTACATCAGTAAAAGTATCTTCAAACACAGCATACTCATTATGTTGAAATCCATCTGCAATAAGTAAATCACCATCATCTGCTTGTATGACTAAACACTCATTATCATAAATAAGTTTACGAACAAACCTTTCCCAAAAGGTACTTGCGGTCATATTCTTGTTTGGTCTTACGTTTAATCGATAATACAGCTCATTCTTCTTAAATTCTTTACCATTTCTTACTCTAAATTCAGATTGACTAATCGTCCTTCCTAAAAATGAGACACATGTATCAATTGCCAAACGTTTCATATGAAGCCTGTTTGCTGTATCGGTTAATGCATCCAGATCCAACATAAATTCTAGTTCTTTATTTCTTCTAAACACAGAACCTAACCATCCAATGATTATCATCCCCTTTATTAGAATTTAATGTTGCCTATAACAAAGTCAGTTGCTTCTTGTATCTCATCCGCCCGATAAAGAGCGTGAACAAAACACTGGAAACCATCAGTTTTTCTACGAACTGGTTCTTTCTTTTCATACACTTTATTGCCGTCACCTTTGATAACAACCAATACGTTTTGCGTATACCAATTCATCATAGGATTATCATCAAAAACAATTTGCTTATTTGCGAAAGCCATTTCAATACGTGGTGCTAATAAACTATGGATTGCTCTAGGATTTCTTATAACCTCTATCTCAAATCCTTCAGCTTCTAACAGCGGTCTTATTGCTTCCATACGGAAATTATCTGCAATAATTTTTTTCAATCCATAAGATTCACGCATTTCAACAAACCAATCAACGATGTGTTGAGGATTAATAGTTGGTTCATCCACAACAGTTAATAAACCTCGTTCTTCCCATTCTCTAATTGGTGCATATTTTTCTTTTTTAAACTCTTTCGCTTTTTTAGAGTAACCATAGTAAATATCAACAAATTCTTTACGAACAAAAGAATGCGTTTTGAAAATATACTCACCATTAACCCTAAATAACAGGCCACAAGCGGCAAAATCTCTAATACTTGCAAAATCTAGAGCCCCGATACATTCCCGACCATATAAATCAGGAAACGGACGATTTGTAGCTTTAATCTCTTCCCACTTTGCAACCGAACGTTCTAAATCAGAAACAGGTAAATTCATTCGTTTTGTCATGAATTCAATTCGGTTGTCTGGATCGTCTTCTAAATCTTCATATTCTTCCTTCATCGTTTCAAATAAGCCTTCAGCATACTCACTTAATGGCTTTGATAACATAGGATTTGCAAGTTCCCATTTATCTAAATCGTCAACTTCCCTTTCATCATTAAGCTTGCAGATAAAAGGAAAGACGGCGTTTGGACGCGCTTCACCTCTTAAAACCTTCATTGCTTTTTCTTTTAATTTGTCTAAGAAACCATCTCGTACATATCCATCTGTACCAATATAAAACTCGCGTGGATTCTTTCTTTTCCCCAAACCGCTGATGTGGACGCGGACATCTTTATTACTTTCATATCGATGTATTTCATCGAAAACAACCGCACCGTCTCGCAAGCCATCTTTTGTATCTCCGTTTGATGTTCTAAACTTCAATACACTTGCAGTAGCCTTTGAAGCGGTTTGTGTTTCAGTTGCTTTGAAAGCCTTTTTTAATGTTTCATGTCTGCGAACCGTTTTCTTTACTTCATCAGGACTCGTCTTCGCTTGTTCTTCACTATTTGCAACAACAGATATGTTATATTCAGGTATCCCATGTAATTCACTAATTAAAAAATGAGCGATAACCGATATCAAACCGTTTTTACCGCCACCGCGCCCTAACATCCACAAGAACTTGCGATAAAATACACGGCCATTTTTCTTATAAAGTAAAAAAACGAATGCTATTAAGAATTTTTGAAATGGCTGCAAAGGAAAATACCACTTCTCACCGAAGTTGATACAGTCCTGGATCATTTCATCATCAAAATACAAATCGTCTCTATTTAAAACGTATTTTTCTAGATAATTAATTAACAGTTCTCTTTCTTTGTTGAACTTTATTTTTCCACTTCGATAAAGTTCAATGTATTCTTCTACATACTTTTGCCTAATCATGTTAAATCACTTTTACTGTAACCAGCCTTAGGAATATTCGGTTTACAAACAAACTTTATATCTCTTCCTAAAGCAATTAAAGAACTGTTAATTTTATTTCTTTCACTTATAAGAGGATGGGCCTTAACAAAAACTTGAGATCCGTTTTTGACTGTAACGGACTCACCTTCTTTATTGATAGTCCTGTTTATTTTTCTAAATGCTTTAACTAGATCAATGTATCGCTCTACTTTTTCAACCTCGACTAAATCTTCAATATCAATACTATTCATTAGCTGTTCCTTCAACTTTGTAATACTGACAGCCATCTACCCACCCCCCTTACGTGCGTGAAATTGAAAAAAACCTGACAGTTAACCCCCTCCTCCGGTGCCCCTTAGAGCATTTTTTCATGAAATTATTTAAGGGGGGGTGTTATTACCGAACCATTTTTACCACTTTTCATCGTTTTCCCATTTATTCGGTTTCTTTTTGAATGTTCTACCGTGTTCTTTATTATGGCAATCCACACAGACTGTTTCTAAATTATCTATTTCTAATGCAAGTTCTGGATGATATTCTAGTTCTTTTATATGATGGACAACGAGCTGAATCTTCTTACGCTTTGCACTCTCACTGTATTCATTGGTGTCCACACGAACACTACCATTGCGTTTACATTCTTGGCATTCATAGTTGTCACGCTTCTTTACTTGTTCACGTATACTCTTCCACTCACCACTGTCATAGAACTTACGCTTCTGTTGTTTGGTTTTATATTCATTCATGAAGCTTACCTCTTTGTTTATAAAACAACTTAGCTATATCAAGAGCTAACAGGATAATCCAGAATGGAATTAAAAAGAAGATAACAGCAATTGATATAACAATTGTTGCTACCAACCATACAGCATCGTCCACATTCTTATATGCAACCTCACATATCGATGGATATAACCTGATTGTTGTATATAGTAGCCCGACAATAAGATAAGCTAATAGCCATAGCATTCTATCATTCTCCTTCCTCAATCTTTCCACGGAATTGAATATCAAGACATTTCTCGCAATAGAAACTCCCCAAGATATGGATAGATACTTGTTTATTATCAGCTTGTATCGTGGTTGTTTTACTATCCATCAATTGATATTTATGTTCACATTCTTTATGTTTATTGATATGTTGTTTGTACTTCTCTAACTTCCACATATCCACAAAAGCACCGTTACATTTAGGACAAACAGTTACTTCTTGATACGCCTCTTTAGAAGGATAATTAACTTTATCCTGATGACCACATGCTAAACATTTATGAGTATGGTAATAGTTAATCACTGTACGTACATCACACATATCCTTGCACTCCTTATCATCCTTTATTGCTTTCAGTTGCGCCATTTCCTTTTCAACCATCTTGTCTATTGGATCACGAGCTACAATCAAGGTTGCTTTTACTTGTTCGTGATTAGTAGCTTTGAATAATTTAATCACATCATGACCAAGAACCTTAACATCATGTGCAAACATTTTAAATATCCTAAACACACAAATCACCACCTATATAAAATTGTATTAACAAACCGTTCTCGCTCTTATGTGTTTAGGCTTACGGTCTATAACCTGTGACCTCATTACTTTATGTTTAACATATCCGTATATTTGTTTAGGTGTTGCTGGTTCATATTCACAATTAATAGATTGCATGTAAAGCTCAGCCATCTCTTTTATCCATCCCCAAGATTCTAAAATCCATTGGCTAATAACTTCACATGCTTTATGTAATTCATAGAACTCTTTTAATCGAATCTCAATGTCATCTTGCATCACCCTCACCCCTTACACTTAGATCCTTTCTCCATTTATCTTTTTCCAATAATTCTTTTATTGTTGTTTGTTCTAGGTATTCCACAGAATAAAACATAGGTTTCCCACCATATAGCTTGTAATACTTAACATCTATTCCAGACTTTTTGTGCGCTTTTTCAAGTGGTTTAAGGTATTTGATATATGCTTTTTTATCAATAGACATAAGACCAAGTGCAGTAATCTTACCGTTTAAAACGCTATCCAATTATCCTCACCTCTTTTTAAAGAATATTCCAATTATATATTTACCAAATAAATACAAGTTGTTATAATAAAGTTAACATTGCCATCAGGAAAAGTGATTCGCCCCCCAAGCGAGTTGCTTTTCCTTTTTGGTTTATTGTTTTAAGAATTCGTCTATCGCTTTATCCAGTACGCTAATAAGTGATTCTCTTGTTTGTTTTGGTGTCATATTATCACTCGCCTCATTATACAAATCTACAGCTTGTTCTAATTTCTGAGGTGCAATATGTTCTTTTACTAACCTTAAACCAATAGCATGATTTATTAAATTACCTATAATAGCTGTTTGTTCTTGTTTACATAGTTTCATTTAGTACACTCCCTTGATATCATTCGCTGACATTTTGAAACCATCTTTTGTATGTTTAACTAAAGATTCCGCCATAACCTTTCCATCTAAGTTGATACTAACTTTACAATCCGTTCTAATTGGTTCGCTTTCATTAATCTTTTTAACCACTTCAGATTGTTTAATTATCAGTTGAACATCGTCTTTACTGGTCTTCGTTTCAATTGCTTTTGATAACATAGATACAGTTGTACTTAAATCAACAACCGTTTGATTCAATTTCCATACTTGATTTTCTAATTCAGTAACTCTTTTATCTACGTAATGTTTATCCATCTTTCATCCTCCTCCGAAATAAAAAGCAGATACTCAGCTACTTGATCAATTACAACTTGACGAACTATCAAATGAACTTCCTGAATCATACGATGAATGCGATGAACATGAAGTTGAATGATTACTATCATAGCCACCATAATCTGAACTAGAGCTTATTACACTTGCTGTTGTCGTTTGGATTAACAAATCATTATTTGTACTTTCAGCATTCCCTTTTATATTGCTTTGAGCAACTGCCTTCTTCCGTTTCTTTCTTTTGAAAAAGAACATATTTTTCCCCCCTTAAAAATAAAAAAAGCACCTGCTATGGATGCTTTCCCTTCAATTTTTCATTATTTGTTTTCACTCTAAATACGGAAGGAACGGTCTTTTGTCTTCTTATACTAAATTCTTCAATTGTTGCTATATGCTGAGGATTTAAATTAAATTGCATCTTACCCCCTGTTTCTATATCTATTTGTGGAACAAGAATAAACTTATTGTAAATCTCCCCATTCTTATTTGTAAGTTCCTTCTCAATTAAAATACTAGGTTGAATTGGCACAATATATTCATTCCCATTGGATAAAATAAGTTTAGAATAGCCACTCATCCTCATTACCACCCTTGCCTCATAAAATGACTGCCCTAATGCTGTATACTTATTTTTACCATTTATATTAAATTAATTACACTTTTAACACATACCATTTCTAAAGGAAGTGCTTTATGAAAATTGCAAGCTGGTTGTTATTTCTTTTTATTTTTCTCATACTGCTAGTTGTTTGTTTTGCTTCTTAATACAAAAAAGAGCATCTCAAATGGATGCTCTTTCTTACCAACGGTATCACTCAATCAAGACCCTCTGCTGGTTTCGGATTTTATGTGCCGTCATTATGAAACCGTTTAAACAACATATATTATAAAGAAATTTTATGAGTTGTGTTTTCCGCCACTTCTCACAATACAAATATAACACGATAATTCCAAAACAACCGGCACATTTCCTGCCAAAAAGCGGTCATGACTCTGCCAACTTTTTTCCCAGTTCAAATTTTTCTACTGTATCTGTTAGCTCAACTGCCACTCCTAATAAACTTTTTTTCGTTCCTGTTTCTGCTTCTTTCTTTTTAATAAGCCACTCTGGATAATTCAATTCTTCTAGAAGGTTTCTAAAATACCTTGGATTTACTTGTAAGATATCAGGGTTTTTCCCGTTAAACCTTCGATATTTAATTAGCGCTTCTAATAATTCTTCATTTAACATGAATTAGATTTCCTCCCCTTATGTTCTACATTTATTTGTATTCATTATTTCATACTATGATTCCAGCAAATGAATTACCCATATGTTTAATTGTGTGTAACTGAGCCAAACGCTACAGCCCTTGGTATCATTGATTTCGATTTACTTTCTCTTTTGAGTTACACAGTATGAAATTTATGAGTAACTGTATAGTTTTAAAAAGAAAAAGCAATGCTTAGATTTTAAACCTAGTCATTGCTTTATCCATTGCATCTTGGTTTACACCTATATAACGTAGTGTGACCTTCTCTGACGAGTGATTGAATATCTCCATGAGTAATGCTATGTTTTTTGTTTGCATGTACATATGATATCCGTACGTCTTTCTCAAAGTATGTGTGCCTATTTCATCTAATCCGAATTCTGCCGCTGCTCCACTTAATATCTTATATGCCATGCTACGACCAATAGGACGATTCTTTCCTTGTCTACTTTGCAATAAGTACTCATTATCTTCTCTTTCTTCAATAAACCATTTTAGTTCTCTTTTCAGTGCTGCAGTAATTTGTATTCGTTTCTGTTTCCCGGTTTTCTTTTCTCTCATAGATATATGACTACCTTTGACATCTCCTACCTTCAATTTCAAAATGTCAGAGATTCTCAGGCCTGTATTGATTCCCATAATGAAGAGAATGTAATTACGCAAGTTCTTTTCTTTAAAATAATCTTTTAGCTGCTGTATTTCTTCTGGATCACGTATTGGCTGAACAAAATTCATTATTCATTACCTCCAGTCTCTTCTGTCTCGTAAACTTCTAATCCAAGTGCAAAAGCAAGCTTATAAAATGCTTTAGACTTCCAACGACGATAAGTACGCTCTGACATTCCAATCTCGTTATAAACCATGTAATCACATACATCCTCTTCTTCTAAATAACGTTTATAAATGATATCCCTTTGGATAATTCCTGCACGTCCATTTCCTAATCGATTTAGAAATTGATCAATACGTAATGACATTCTTTCTAGCCATTCTTCTCGTTTACTTTGTTGAATATTTGCTATAGCAACATCTTCTAACGGCTTACCAACTGCATGTGTAGGACCGTGCTCACGTATTTCATAAGAAGGAGTGACTTTCATTTCTTTACGCATCATCCCAAATTGTCTATGTATACGTACGCTTTCCAACACACCTTCTAATTCCTCTTGTGTCGCTGTTCTATCAATTTTTGGTAAGAAAGATAATTGTTTAGTCATGTAAGACCACTCCTTTTTATTTTTAGATTACTTTTGTCTTATTGCTCCACGTCTTCGTTCATAACAAGGTCTATGCATCCCCATTAAATTCTCAATTTCACGAGTACTTAATTTCTCTTTTTGTTTTTTATTGTTTTTCTTCTTTCCTTGCTTGGAATGCTTTTTCCATTCACGTAGCTGCTCCTTTAGTACCTTCATTTCCTCATCTCCCTTTTCAAAATAAAAAGGACACCTATTCCTAAAACAGCCTTACTTGCTGCTTTAATGAATTGGTGCCCTCTAGTTTTCTAGCCGGACGATATTTATTTTTCGTTTATTTAATGATACCAGCCTGAACAAAGATATTTCTCCAAGCTTTGTTAACTTGGTGTTTCTCAACGACTGTCGCACGACGAGCAATAGCTTTTCTTACTTTCTTTTTCTTTGCATTTGCCATTTTCCTCATCCCTTTCATACAAGCATCTCTCATTTCCATTTTTGAGCGTTTTACTCCTTTTGATACCCATTACATTCAAAAATAATCGAAACGTGAATTGTACCTATTTTATAAGTTTCTTTTCCCTATCAAAGGATTATTTTGTTGCGTTTTAAATACTTTCATTGTCACTCCTGCGACGACGTTTTCATATGTTATTGTATGGCTTCTTCTTTTCAGGAGCGAGCTTATTCATTTTATTCCTTAAAAACCTCTTGCAAGTCCATGCAATATACACTTCCGGGAAAGAGCACTGTTCGAAGGTGCTCTTTTTATTTTTTTGCAAATCTGAATATCCTTTCACACATAGCACATACTATACATGGGCGATAAGCCGGGACTCAAATAATCCTCCCTTGTATTTCTTCACTTCTTTTTAAGAGCAGTTAGATTTTTGCTAACTGCTCTTTTAGTACAAGCACCTATCTATCAACAGGTACATAAACTATTTCGAACCTTACTTTTCGACTCATTAAATTGTTCATGACTCACAAACATAACATAATGAATGACGTCATCTTATAAAACGAGCACTCTAGCACAAGCGTTCGTTTTATTTTGTTAATTTTCTACAAAATGAATTTTTTATTAAGCTTTCTTTCCTGTATAATATTTTGACACCTGTTTATACTATTGGTGTATCCTATGCTACTTCTAAAAGCGTACAATAAAGCAGTTAGCCACTTTAGCTAGCTGCTTTGTTGTGCAGAATGACGTTTTTGTTAAAATCTTTCTCAACAGCTAACACATAGAAAACATGGTTTATTTTTGATAATATATATTTAATCTCTATATGCTTAGCTTTGTTAGTAGGATCCACCCCCTTAATGTGGATCCTTCTTTTTTCGTTCTCTACTCAAAGCTCGTCACACTTATAAAACAGACAGGCATATAATGTGGTATCACTCGTATAAGTCTCTTTTTTCATTACAATAAAATAAAGATTTTGTTTGAAATTCATTAACCTTATTGGTTCCTTTGCATACAGTATTACCACAAGGAATCCCACGGGTTACTCTGGTCAAGTTACCTTGAATTTCTTGCACACCTTAAGGGAAGAATCCGTTTATAACAAACGGGTTCTTTTATTTTTTATAAAATACGAATTTTGTTTAGTATTCTGTTGACGCAATAATACAAGGACTTGTAATGTTGTTTTGTTTTATCACCCATTCAAAAGTTCTTAAAACACATGTTTCCCCACCTCTACGGAATACAGGTTCAATTGTGGCTATCCGTTGTTCTTCATCGGGTAAGTCATCAATGCTGATATGAATTTTGTCTTGCAAACTAACCTCACCCTCAAAATATTCATTGATTTCATCATCTTCAAATCCACATTCATTTTTATAAAATTTTTTTGCCTGTTCTTCTGTTTCGGCACAAACCGTATCACAATCATTCATTGCAAAAACTTTCATCATATCTATTTCCCTCCAAAATAAGAATTTTGTTTAGTTTTCTTCTTTGATTTCTTTTGTTAATTTAACAGTCCCGATATTCTCATAAGGTTGAACTTCATAACCCTTCAAACGAAGGTATTGCGCTACTTTTTGCATTTCTTTCCAACATTCCGTTCCTTGACCAAATTCAATAGTTACTGTATTCATTTCTCATTCTCCCTTTCGTTTTAAAATAACTATTTTGTTCAATTATGGTTTAATAACTGTCCATTCCCCTGAATCGATACACCTTTGAGCTTCTTCCATGCTAATCGCACTACCAGAGCCATCTGAATAAACAACCTGAATCTTTCCTGTCATAAATCCATCAAAATCCTGATCGTATGAAATCAACGCATTACCTAAACCTTTTACTTTTACAAACTCACATCCGTCTATATCTTCAACTTGGAAGTTTGTTATTTCTTTTTCTTCCACTTGGCCAATTAACCAATCATAATCGAACTTCGTCATGCAAATTGCATGATCTGCAATATTGGTGATATTCTCTTTTACTTCTTTTAATCGCTTATTCATATGTTTCACTCCATTACTATCCCCATTTATTTTTCTATTCACTTTTTCTACCAATCCTGTTACTAGACCAATAATCCAACCCAATAAAAATATGAAAGTATATCCCACTGCACCACCTACTTTCCGACCAAATAACGCTTTTGTTTAGTTTTCCTCATCATGCATATAATCTAAATAACACTCATCTTTTTCCTCAGCGTCCATTACCATCTGGAAGCACCCTTTTGATTGTTTCTTTTCTACCACGTCAGCGTGCTGCTCTTGACACTCTTTGCAAATCCTGGCATAGATCATTCATCTTCCCTCCTTTTCTCTCAAATAACACTTTTAATAAAAATTTGTTGAAACAACAACTGTCGGCTCTACAGATACTTTTATTAACTTTCTATAGTATCTTTCTCCATTGATTTCAATCGATGTTTTTCTTGCTCCCTTATATAGCGTGTCTAAACGCTTAAAATCACTTTCAGAAATTAACTTCCAAACAAACACATCATCCATCGATTCTTCAACATTTCTAGTATCATAACGCTCCCATTGCCAAAACATTTCCGATAGCCAATCATCTAGGTCAGAATGCGTTGTAAAAATGTATACTTCATCACCGCAGTCGTCTTCTCTGAATACAAAATAGTACTCCGTTAATATGCTAGTGCCTTTTCCTTCTCTTTGAACGAACTCTTTAAAAGCTTCCCAATTACTTTTCAATCCGCCCCAATCTAAACTTCTCGCCATTCTATTCCCCTCCGTTTTTTCTACAAAATTCAAATTTGGTCTTACTTTAATAGATCTGAATCAACACTTTTCCCTCTGTGTTGATTTAAGATAGTCTCTAATGCAATTGCTGTTCCCTCATTCGCAATCCATTGACCACGATAGTAACCTGATAAACCTAAATCTCCAGCTTCATACGCTTTGTCTGATTCCTTTCTGTTTTCTATCGCTGATTGTTGCAATTGATTTATATATTCCTTGATTACTTCCTTCATTATCTCCAGCTCCTTTTTAAATTCCTTCAGTTTCTCACAATCGATTTCTCGAATCGTACTGAGGCATTTTTTCCAGTCCTAATTACCGGTGTTGTTACAGCCTTTTCTATATCCCCAACCGCTATTTAATCTACTGTAAAATGTAGCTGCGTTTATGCCATTTGCCTCAGCGATTCTACGCCATTTCGTGTGCACTCCCTCAAACTTGTTATGTCTTACGCTTCCTGGCGGTGCTGTTAGTGCTTCTTCTAAATCCCATTCCGCTTCATAAATACGATAATGTAGCGTCTTTCTACTAATTCCATTAGATACAGCTCTTGCATATTCTTCATCGGTTAACCAGCGATTTAAAGCCGCCATCATTCTCCCTCCTAATCAAGTGCCAAAAATTGCGCCCTAGTACGATTCGAATAAGTTACCCTAATCTTCTGAATTCCTTTCCCATGCTCTTCTAACGCTGCATTCCAAGCTTCAGATTCACTCCTAGCATCAAAACAATCCATCTTTTGCCGTTCTTCTTTATCGTAGAAATGGACTTCAAAACTTGGATTCAAAAACTTTTCACTGGTGCTTATGGCGTTGTAGCAAAAACTCCCTATTACATCATCAATCGATAATTGCTTCATAATCGCATCTCCAGTTATTTGATTTTTTCCGTATACGTAGTTGATACGCGATCAACCTTCCCACTTTGCCACGTAATGATTTGTTCACCAAATCCTGTTGCTGGAGGATTCAGCGGAGTAACTTCACCATTTTTGACCACGTAAATTTTATTATCAGTAACATCAATTTCAACTTTCGTAGGCTTCATACGACTGAAATCCCCCTTTTCTAGTTAGCTAACTTTTTGTTGCTGTTTACGTTGTAACTCTTGTTTCATTAACTCAAATTTTATTAAGTACGCTTTCCAACGCTTATCATTTTCTTCTTGTTGTTGCTTTGCTACTTCACAGTTACAACCTTCCGTTAGAGCTACACCTGAATAAATTTCTTTACGAATAATTCCTTTATCACGACATAATACACACATGCCTATTCCTCCTTAATAGATTCTTTTTCCACTCAAACCTACTATTTTGGTATAATCTCCCTTGAAGGGAGGGAAGTTTAATGAAAGATATTGTATTTACTTTAGAGTTTGATGATGATTCCGCTAACTCACGAGCCAACAATTATTTAGAAAAAGGTTGGACCTTACTGCATGTTGGCACCAAGGTAATTGATCTCTACAATGAGCAAGCATACTACAACACCGCCTATGTTGTAGGTGCTAATCAAGAACAATATGATGCGTATAAAAAAGAATTAGAAGAAGACAAATTCGAGCTAATTTAAGACTTTTTGCAAGAATTATGAATTACACTTTTGTAAAGCTCTTCATCAGCTAGATGAAGGGCCTTATTTACCTCCACATAACTCAGCTCACTTTTTAAGCATTCTTCTTTAATTTTCATCAATAAATTTTCTGTACTTCTTTTAAGCTCTTCTCTTTTAATACTTGTCGGCATTCCATCCGTTAATTGAATTTTTTTCATTTTTATTCCTCCTTATCAGAAACAGAAATTTGCAAGCCTTTGATCTTCTGTAATCTATTTATGGATAGATTGTTTTTCTCTCTATAAAACTCTTCTTTCAATTCTTCTATTAACAACATTTTTAAACGATCATTAATAAAAACCGCTTCTCTTTCTCGGAACATAAGATATTTTTCTGCTTCTCCATAAGTTTTACAATTATCTAAAATGACTTGTTTTAATTCCTCTTTTAACTTTTCTTTACTTTCACGAAACTTTTCGACGATATCATGAAAATGTTGTTTACCTTCATCCCTTGTTTTCATTTTTTCTTCCTCCTTCTTAGAAACCTAAATTTGCAAGTCTTTGATCCGCTGTGGTGAATTTTAAAACTTTTGAATCACCTAATAAGCGACTAACGGTTTTAGCATCATATTTATTAAAAAGTTGTTTTCCAGTAAAATTTGTTGTAGTAAATGTACTCATTCCTTGTCTAGCATTTGATACCGCATATAAAAGACGTTGGATGAAATCTGAAGCTTGTCTATTTGAATCTGTCGAACCACTTTCCGCCCCAAGATCATCCAATACTACAAAATCAGCTTGTCCAATTAATTGAACAAAGTATTGAAGTGTATATTTGCTACTCTTATCATCGAAAGAATCCATAATCATTCTTGTTATTGCTTCTAATTCCACATATAAGCAACTTTTCATAAGGTGATAGTTTTCTTCTTCCTGACTGATATCCCAGAAATATTGGTTTAATTCATGAAGCATGCTGTATGCTAAGAAACTCTTTGCCGTCCCTTGATTTCCTGTGAATACAACTTTTCTAATTTCTCCGCGCTTTAAATCCGCCAAAGTTTCTTCTACAGCTTTCTTGTGACTAATCGTTTCATCACACCCGGTTCTGTAATCAGATAATCTTGAAAGAGGAATTTTCTTATTTGTAATAACACTAGCCTTTTCCAGCATGTTAAATTTCTGCAAACGATTAATTTTTTTATAGTGAGCATTAGCCTGTTCTTCTAAAACTTTATTGTTTTGTTCAACTACGCATCTAGGGCAAACAACTTGTCCTTTGTATTCGATCATTTGAACCGGTTTAATGATTTTTTGTCCACCTATTTCATAAGAGTGATTCATACATTGATCAGAATGGTAATTCACCTTCGATTCCAGGGATTCTGCCAGTTTTTTCATTGGTGTTGCCATTTCTATTCGCTCCTTTTTTACTTTTGTTTTTAAACTCTATTTCTGCTGCATTAACATCAGCTAAAGTACGAATGTTTTTATTAACCCACTGTTTCAAAATACCCTCAGCATAATTCCACTTCTTCTGATGTTTCAGAGCACGTTCCATAGCTGCTTGTACAAGTTCTTCGCTTGTATCGTTTACCCATTGCGAAATACTTTCGGCTATGAATGAATTTAAAATACCGAAATTATTTTCGTAGAAAGAGAAGATGCTACTACTACTTTGTATATTAGTATTTTGTTTATTAGTACTTAGTAAATTATTAGTACTTAGTAGTGTTTGATTTTCTATATGTGGATTCTCCACATGTGGAATGTCCATTTGTGGAATTTCTACATGTGGGTTTTCCTCTTGTGGCACTTCATAAACGATTGTTTCCCATTTGATAATTTTTCCTTTTTCATCTTTTATAGGGAACCTTTTTACATAACCATACTTTTTAAGCTCTTTCATCCCTGAATATAAGCTACTAATTTTATCCTTCGCATGTGTCGCTATTTCTTCCATGTAAAATACCCAATCATCCGGCAATGATAAAATATAAGCCAATATTCCTTTCGCTTTCCAACTTAAGCGTTCGTCTCGAAGACCTGTATTATTAATGGTTGTATAATTTTTACTTTTATTAACTCGAAACGTTGCCATTTATTTACCTCCGAATACAAATTGCAATATGCGCTTTCCTACTTTCGATAATTCGTTGAATCTCGTAATGCGGGTAACCAACACTGAAGTATTGCTCAATCATCACAATTCCTCTTCGCTCTTTGCTAAGTCCCAGAACTTATTGGGCAATAGCACTTGATATTCAATTAAATCCATGTACTATTTCCCTACTTTCCGTGGTATACTTATAACAACTTTTTATTACTAAATGACCCATTGCCGTGGGTCTTTTTATTTTGCCTTACGTCACTCCAAGCCCATCGTTTTACTGAGTCGTAAGTAATATAAAGCGACCATGCACTGCATGCGATAAACATTGCAAATATAGCTAATGATGTTGTATCTTCCATCATGCTGATACCCCCTTCTCTAACCAATTAAAGAACGCATCCCTTGGAACTACTTTCTTCCTCCCAATTTTGACTAAAGGAAAACCTTTTTGATCCATAATGTCGTAAGCTGTTCTTTTTGCTACTCCTAATATTTTTTCTACGTGTGTTACATTTAACATAATTGGATAATCGTTTGCGCTATCATTAGTTACTGGAATACTATCTAACTTTTCTACAGTTGTTTGTCTCTCGTCTTCTTTATTGAAGCGAAGTAATTCAATAGCCTCCCAAAATTCTTTATCGTCCCACCCCCTTTGAGCTGAAAATTTTGTAATTGCCAACGCTATTTGAACTGTTGAATTTTTCATTTTTTATATCTCCCTTTCTTTTTATAAAATTTTAATTTGATAATCTACTGAGCTTTCTTCTTGTATTTAGATCGCCTCCTTATCCATTTCTGGGATAATTCCTTGTTTCGTTAGAATTTCGTGGATAAAGATCCTCCCTTTTTGTGTCCAACGTGTATTCATTTTCACTGAACGACTACCATCTGAATGTGTAACATCAACTGTCTTTGACTTTGTGTATCCTTTGTTTTGATATTTTGAGTAAAGCAACCATTGATCGTTTACTTTGTATTGAATTTTCTCTTCTTTTAAGATTTTGTTTAGCCTCATTGCTGATAAACCGTAATCTGCTGCTACTTGTGAAACTGTTACTGTATCTTGCGATTGAAGAATTTGATCTAGGTATGTAATCTTTGATGCGTTTTCCGCAATCTGTTGTGTTAACATAAGGTTCTTTTGTTCAGCAACCTGTCTCGCTTGTTGTTCTTGCTTAAGTTGTGATGCAAGACCGATAATTAAGTCTGGATCTTGAAGTAGAGCATTAATTGTGTTCGGTGTCATGTATGTACCGTGTTTTCTAATAGAAGGAAGTACTTCAATTGCCAACCAATCTTGAAAAGCTTCCGCTATTTCGTTACTCGCTTTAAAAGCCAGTTTGTAAACCAATGGTTCGGGGATTAAATCGCCTTTCCCAACATCTTGGGAAACGTACTTTTTTAAATATCCATTGACTGTTGTCCATCTAATGTAAGTTTTTTTATTTTTAAGTTGAGTAAAACCTAAACTCTTAGCGACTTGTTCTACATCGAACAATACTTCGCCATTTTCGAATTTTGCTGATACCTCGAAAATATCATTTTTAAATTTTTGTAGCTGATTCATTGTTTTCACTCCTTATATTTGTTCGAAAAAATCGAACTTAACATTTAAAAAAATATCATTTTTAACATTATTAAGTTCGATTTATTCAACCCTTTTAAATAGATCTTCGACAGGTACCGAAAACACTCTAGAAATAGCAAAAGCGGCTTCCTTTCCAGGTGATTTAGTACCCTTAACATATTCGCAAACCGTGCTTTTAGAGCGTTTTATCTCTTTAGCTAGTTGTATTTGTCTCATTTCATTTTCATCAAGCAAAGCCGACAATTTTTTGTTGTCAAAAATCATTTTCCTGTTCACCTCGCTTACAAGTAATACTATATCAAAAAGTTCGAAAAAAGGGAACTATTTTTTAAAAGTTTTTTATTTATTTTTAAATCTGTTAATAATACTTTTACAATTTATAACATCGGAAAAGTTTGCTCTGAGCGAACTTTTATAATAAAATGAACTTAATTACTGTAACACTACTACAGTAATACTACGATGCTAATGAATTTATTTAATAACTGATTCGATTTAAGTTTCAATATAATTATAAAGGGTGGATTAATTATGCGTGGGGATAGGGTAAAACAATTGAGGAAAGAAATGAAGTGGACACAAGAAGAATTAGGGAATCGTGTGGATTTAAAAAAATCAACAATATCAGAGATAGAGAACAATAAAAAAGATGCAGGCAGAAAAGCAATTACTAAGATAGCTACTGTTTTAAATTGTACTACTGATTATTTGTTAGGATTAACGGATGATCCGAGATTAAATGAATCTGAAGACAATAAAACAGATGAATTAGCAAAAAAATTCGCCGAGTTAGTAGCTGATTTACCAAAAGAAGAACAAGAAAACGTTTGGAAACAAGCTCTAATGTATGTTAACTTCACCAAAAACAAGAAAAATGATTGA